TTGGACTGATTGCATCATTTACTGGCATCAGTGCTGCCACTATGGTTCTTATCAAGACAGCAATTGAACTAATTCTCAAGCAACTTTGTATCCTAGACAATAGTATTGTTCAGTTTGCACTGAATCCCATCAAAGCACTGGAATCATTGATTGAGGCTGCACTTGGAAAAGCAATGGAAGCTGCTTCTCTGGCAACTCAGATGCTAGACGAACTTGCAGATAAATTGAAGTCCTCTTTTGGGAACCTCATGTGCAAAATGAAATCAATCATCAATGCAGTAGAGGCGATTCTTGCTTTAGCAGGTGCTGCTATTGCAATTATCAATACGTGGAAGAGTGGTAAAAAAGTTCTGAATGAAAAATTAGATCTAAGAAAACTCACTCTCGATGATTTTCTAAACATTATCATCATGCTCCTAAATTTATTTGATTTGGGATGTGGACGAAGTAGGCAAAATTCAAAAAATAAAGCATTTGTTCCTATTCTAGGGTCAACTTATTGTGTTGACGATGATGATGGGGCAAGCATTGCTAAAAAACTAGGTGCTCCTGCTTGTAGTGATTCTGGAACTGGAAATGCTGCTATTGACTTGGTTAGTAGCATCTATGCGAATGCGAGCCCATATCTGACCAGTGCTAAGACCTGGATGGATGGTGGATGGGAAGTCCATTACGGAACACCAGGAAATCAAATGACACAGACCAGATCAGCATCTGGTGCAGTGACTACCTCAGTAAATCAAAATGCTGCCGAAGCAGCAAAAGCAGCAGCTAAAAAGGATGCTGCAGCAAAAGGAATTACTGATCCTAAGAAAATACAAGCAGCGGCAGATAAAGCAGCAAAAGGTGCAACTGCACCTGTAGTTGGAGACCATGTAAGTTATCCTGGAGCATATACAGTTGATGTTACTAAAGATCTTTGCTATCAAGTAAAGGGAGATGAAATCCATACTGTACATGGAGATTATCGTCTCAAAGTCACTGGCAACTTCCATCTTGAAGTTGGAGGTGGATTGTTTATCAACGCAGTTGGTGCTCCGCAAGTTGAACCAGGGGAAAAAGGAGCTGGTGGCGCTGGTAAGGCACAAAAGCACTCTATTGTATTTGGTTCTGATTGTGATGTTAGCACATCTGGTGCAACACTAAAAGTCAATGCTACAGAGTTGAACCTCAATAGTATGAGTACAAACTTGGGTGCTCCTACAGGAACACTTGCTATTGACTCTCCATCTGTCAATATTCGTGGTGGTGATATTGTACTTACTGCAAGCAATACCATTTCGACCACCGCGATTAGTCAATTGCATTTGGTAAACTCACCACCAACTAAAGCAACCATCAAGAGTGGTATTACAACAACTTGTTTTGGTCCCATTGATACCGTTCTACTTCCTGCTCTATCTGGAGATGGAGTTATTCCAAAATATACTGTCACTAACACAAAGGGTCCTGGCATCTTTACTTTTGCTGATCTTGGATGTAGTTTTACAATTGTAAAGGGAATGTTCCAAGTTGGAGTTGCTGTAGGAGCAATCAAGATGGAAGCAGCTGCTGGAGCTGTTGATATTAGTGCTGGGGCAGCGATGACACTAAAAGCAGCTGCCGCTGTAGTTATCACTGGTAAAACTATCAGTTTGAACTGACCCCTTGACATCGCTTGCTCAGGGTGCTACAATGACTTTGTACCGCACCCTGCTTATGGAAGAAGTTTACCTAGATCATGTCGTCATCAACGTTGCCGAGCGCAAAGTTGAAATTTATTCCGATCAGGGGGATTATCGGGAGGTATCTTTTAGGTGGGATGCCGAAGGATATGAAGGGTTTACTGATACTTGGCAGACCATTGCCAAAACTGTTCCTGATGAAATGTATACAGTAAGAGTATGACACAAATTGAGATTTCTGAAGAAGAATTTGGAGCTAATCTAGAGTTCATTATTGATCTCTGCCACAGAGAACGTATGATCTGGAAAATCCGTAGTTCTGACGGTCAATACTTTATGTGTGTGCCAGTTCTTGAACGGGCAGCACCAGTTCCAGATGATGTCATGAGTCAGGTGGAAGAATTCAAAAAAGAGTTCCTTGCCAACCAAGCATAAATATGCTATGATACTGGGGTAACGGAGACGGGTCATGCGCCTAAAAAACCACGAATCACCCCGCCGCATGGGGCGAAATCATAAGTCCAAGGCGGCAACTGCTCGTCTTCGCCAGATCAAAAAACGTACTAAAATGCAATTGAGGAGATTGAATGCGTCCAAATACTCGTAAAGCAATGGAAATGCTGTTCGAAGCAAAATGGAACTTGCCAAAAGCAGCAGAATATGCTAATCTTACTCACAAAGAGATGAAGATTACATTCAACGAGTATTGCAATTTTCATCCTCCTACTTACATTCATAATGCGGGAATGGTGTAGCGGTAACACGTCATCCTTCCAAGTTGAAATCACGGGTTCGATCCCCGTTTCCCGCTCCAGCCCTTGTAGCTCAGTGGTAGAGCAGCGGTTTTGTAAACCGCTGGTCGTCTGTTCAAATCAGATCGGGGGCTCTCCGCAATCATTTGCGTCGGAAAGATAAACCGAAATGCCGTGATTGCGTCGGGGATGGTTACGATCATCTCCACCTCGGGGAATTAGCTCAGTTGGTAGAGCACCTGCTTTGCAAGCAGGCTGTCAGGAGTTCGAGTCTCCTATTCTCCATAGGGTTGACAGCAACCCATAATCATCCTATACTAAATTCAGAATCTATCATTCATCATGACTGCTAAGTACACCCGTGAAATGTATGAGTTATTTCCAGAACTCCAACGGTATATGAATCAATCATATGTTCAAATATATGAAGCACACTTGAAAAGAGTTGGTAAATCTGAAAGCAAAAGAATTCGTAATGTTCAATTTACTCTAGAGACTGGATTTGCATGTGTAGAAGATGCAAGAAAGCGCATGGGTAGAGTTATTAGTCAAGAATATGTTGATTACTTTGCTAAAGTTTTTAGTAGCGACTCTAAGTATAATGAGAGAGGGAAGCAGTTTAGTCAAAATGTAGTTGATAATCTCTCCGAGATGTTCGTTGATGATGTCGCTAATGGTGGATGGGATCATTATGATAAAATTGCAGGTCCTTATCTAAAATTTATCAAAAATCAGGCAGAATCACGACGTTTAGCAAAAGAAGAAAAGAAGAAGCAAAAACGTTTAGAAAAAACTGGAACTGCCACTTTACCACTAGATCAGGAACTTCCTGAAAATTTTGTGGAAATTTTTCCTCAACAGAAACTGGGTGTTGCTGAGATGATTATGATTGATGGTGTAGTTTATCGATTGGAGAAAGTATGAGAATAAATCTGTGGTATTGCGAAGAGATGAAACAATGGCGTTGGACATTGGTTGATGGAAGCAGACCTATCATTCGTCAAGAGTCTGGACAGCAACCGTTTCTTCGTGATGCCATGGAAGATGTTGCCAAAACTGTAGAATACATGATGACGAATGCTCAAAATGAATAATGTATGGAGACTATGGGCAAAAGCAATTGGAGAAAAAGCTCACAAACGTGATAACATTGCAGATCAAGTTGCATTGATACGTACTGTAATCTTCGGCACATATCTAATTACAAACTGCTTTATTATTGCTGGTGTGATTCGACACTGGAATGATCAAACCACTATCGAGATTCAAATTCATGAAAATAAGAACTACTCCGAAGTCTTACGAACAGAAAGATGGAACCGTATGGGAATGGGTGGAGACACCCGAATTGAAGGCGTTTATAGCAGTGCAACAGCAAAAAACAAAACAGGAGAATTCGAATGACAAAAATCTTTGAATCCCCAGATAAGGGTAAAACTTTTACTGAACGGGAATTTACACTACAAGTTCCTCCTCCTCCACAAGAACTTCGTGACAAATGGGCTATGGACACTTATAAATCACAACGCCGAGATCGTCTAACTGACATCATTGGCGACTATCTAACTGATGAAGATACTAGTTATGAAGAGTTTTATAAGGATCTTTGTGCTGAGGTGAAATCTTGGTCTGACTATCATAAAAAATTCTATGACAAAACCCAACGCCTCGTCAAACTCCTCAACTGCGAACAAGATCTCGGACCTCTCAATTCCTTCTCACTTGGAGAGTGAATGGCAGGACTATCTCGATATTTGCACATCTCTTGATGTTGAACCAAATATGAGACGGTTTTTACGCTACAATGAATTATATCCTTTATAATAAATAATCATTTTCAAAATGGCACTTTCCCAATCAGTAACAGAATCACTTGATGAAGCTGCTGCTTCTCTTCGTAATGCTCTTGCTTATGCCGCGAGAGGTGAACGACCCATCGTGTGTAATGCAATCTCCGAACTTCTTTGTCGGATTGATCAAATGAAATCTTTGGATGGTATTCTTGATAAGTTTGATGATATGAAAGATGGAATCATCGGACCTAAGTTTGATTAGAACCAAACATAGTGTAACAGAACTAAACAGTGTCTTGATTCTCAGACTTATTAGTGAGTTAGAAGGATGCTGTTTTTTTCTTGATTGTATAGATACTGAGGACTTTGAAATAGTATCAAAGTTGAGGTCCAAATACTATAAAATGTATTTCCGCCTATCTAAACAAGAAAAGGAGAAACCCCAATGAAAATCTTTCTGGACACATCTGATGTAGATATTATTGCCAAACATTTCCCAACAGGTCTTATCGACGGTGTAACAACAAATCCATCTCTAATGGCAAGTTATGGGCATGATCCACTTGAAGTAATTCGAGAAATTGCTCATATTTTTGATGGTCAATATGCAAGTATCAGTGCTGAAGTGATGTCTGAAACTGCAGATGAGATGGTAAAAGAAGCAGTTCCATACTACGAAATATCACCAAACGTAACCATCAAAGTTCCATGTACATACGAAGGACTAAAAGCATGTAATCAACTGTCTGATGAAGGGATTCCTGTAAATGTAACTCTGGTATTTTCTGTATCTCAAGCAATCCTTGCTCATAAAGCAGGTGCAGCATTTGTATCTCCCTTTATTGGTAGAGTCGAAGACCAAAGATTTGATTCAATTATGTTGATTAGAAACATCTGTTCGTGCTATGATGCTCATGGAGTTCAAGATACTGAGGTTCTAGCAGCATCAACAAGAACAGTTGATCATGTAGAAAAGGCATTTCTAAATGGTGCTGATATTGTTACAATGCCACCAGCATTGTTCGAAAAAATGTACATTCACTCACTCACTGATCTTGGACTTGAGCAATTCAAAAAAGACTGGAAACGACTAGAAGTATGAAAATTGGCATTATTGGAAAGGGACTAGCAGGAGTCATTACTGCATTGCATTGGAAAGTGCTGTCCCCTAAAACTGAAATTGAACTTTATTATGATAAAGAAATTCCAACCGAACCTGTCGGATCAGGATCTTTTCCTGGTCTGACAGATTTTTTATCGGATACTTTTGGATGGAGTTTGACGTGGCAGAATAATACATTTCATGCAACACCTAAGATGGGTATCATGTATGAGAACTGGGGAAAGAAAGGAGATTGGTTTCACCCATTCAATTTCAATCAAGTTGGAATGCACTTCGATCCACAAGCATTTCAAGAGTCTATGTGCGATGCGGGTTTGTTTCCAGTAACTCAAAAGAACATTTCATCTTATGATGATATTGATGCTGATTACATCTATGATTGTACTGGTTTCCCTAAAGATTATACAGATTACGAAGAACTCAAAAATCCCCTGAATAAAGTTCTTCTATCGAATATGCCAAATCCACAGTTTGTTCCCTGGACAAGAACTGTAGCAACTCCTGATGGGTGGTGTTTTGTAATTCATCTCAAGAATCGTATACAATATGGATATCTCTATAATGATACAATCACTACAGATGAGCAAGCAGAATCTAATTTCAAAGAACTGTTTGGTATTGAGAAGGTAGTCAAAAAATTCCCGTTCAGGAATTATTGTGCTAAAAATCCAGTGATTGATGGTAGAATTTTCCTGAACGGGAATAAGTATTTCTTTATTGAACCAATGGAAGCAACTTCAGTTGCTGGGTATTTGAAGTGGACGTTCAAGACAATGGATGTACTTCTTGATGGTCTTCCTCTGGAAACTGCAGTGTTTGATATGCAGAGATCAATCAAAGAGAATATGAATTTCATTCTGTATCATTATCAGTTTGGATCTAAGTATGATACTCCTTTCTGGGATTATGCAAAAACACTTACCGTAGATGATCCTCACCTAGAAAATATCATCGATATGAATCTGAGGACAAACATGGTTACATATGGATTTCATAGTTCCGAATCTGTGATGAATATGTACGAGGGTCTTCAAAATATCTATGTTCCATAGATTATAAATAGCTTCTGTAAGAACTGTCAATAATCTCGTGGGAACTAAAAAGATTTCGCAATTGGATGATGTCGCAACAGGATCTTTATCTGGAGAAGCATTTCTTCCAGTAATTATTTCGGATCCTCTTTCTCCAAATAGAAAAGCAAAAGTAAACCAACTATTCAAGGGTATTGCGGCTGGAACAAAAACTGCCCCTGGACTAGCGTTTGACCTGGATAGGGATACTGGAATGTACCAGAATGCCTACAATCAACTTGGTTTATCCTGGGGTAATGGAGGTGTATATTTTACACGTCTACTCAACTCAGATGGAAGTACATCTCAATATCTAACAGCACTTGATAACGCAGTAAATAACTCTGACTTAGTTCTTGCACCAAAAGGATCTGGTTCTGTACGAGTTACTGGACAGTTTCGTATTGATGATACTGCTTTCATTCTTGAGGATTCTCTAGGAGCGAGAGCAAGATTCGAGATTTCTGGTATTGGTAGTGGAAGCACCACGAGAGTTTTCAACCTACCTCCAATTACATCTGGTAATGGTACAGTTCTTATTGGTGATGATACTCTTCAAACTCTAAGAAATAAAACTATTCTCGTTGGTGAGGATGATTTCGTTCTTGTTGATGGAACTGAGGAGGCGATTTTCCAAATCGATTGGACCGAAACTGAATCTGCACGTAGATCATATTTTCTACCCGATGCAGGTCCAATCACCACAACTGGAGAACCAAACTCACTTCATTCTACACTTCTCGATACAAAAACAACCCAAACAGTTCTTGGAAAAACTTTTGTTCAACTAAAAACAAAACAAACGTTCGACTCAACGTTCTTTGCACAGTTCAATACATCTGGAATTACGTCCAACAGAACGATTACAGTTCCTGATATCAGTTTGACACTTCTTGGTACTGATTCTACTCAGACAGTAACCAACAAAGTATATGCAAACCCAGCGTTTGCATCTGCCACAACTATTACTAAGAAAATCAATTTTGTTTTTGACAATCTAACTGAGAACACAAACGAAACTTATCAGTTCCCAAATAATAGTTTGCTAAATAATGCAGGCGGTAATAATGTTCTTGTTACCGAGAGAGCAGCACAAGATCTTAGAAATAAGACTCTTCTAAACCCAGTTATCAAATCTGCATTCGGTGGATCTTCCTCGGTTATTTTTGATCTAACTAACATTACTGAACTGAGAACAATCAAGTTTCCAAACGCAGACGCAACGCTACTTTCTACCGAAAACGTTACTCTTGACGATGTTACATTTGGTGCTGGTATCGGTGCTGCTACCCTGACGGGTAGAACAAGACAACAACAATTCTTCTACGCTGGATTCTAATAACAATGGCAACACTTACAGGAAAACTAGCATCAGCAAAACCTGCTGCAACCACAAATACTGTATTGTATCGAGCACCTATTGACTCCGCCGCTAGCGGTGTTCTAAATATGGTGAATGATGGCACTGCAGCAGCTGTTCGTGTTGGAGTGAAGCAATATGATCTCTCTCTAACACTGGATGCATCGACGTATAAATTGCATCGTGGCGATGTAATTACAAATAAAGTTCTAACATTTGATGCACCAATTCCAATTACAACTAATCAACAAGATACTTTTTCTCCTGGAACAAAATATACATCTGATGACGGAGAAAAATCATTTAGATGGGAATCATATTATGTTCCACCTTCTACAGATTTCTATGTCAAAAAAGTAAGTCTAACATCTTTTAGTACTGAAAACCTATCTGGCACATTTCAAATTGGGGAGACTGTAACTTTCGGTGGAGTTAGTGCAGTCATCTATGATATTATCGCAGGATCATTTGGTGGTCCAACACTTTATCTTGGACCTAGATCTGGAGGATCTTTTGTAGAAGGTGATACTCTAACTGGTGGAACTTCTGGTGCAACAACTGACATTGCGGTTGGTGGTATTGGAGTTGCAAGAAACGAGTTTGTATTCTCTAGCACTGGATCTGGCGGTGTATACAGTCTTCGTAGATCTTCTAGCATTACTTTGTATCTTGACAGAACATATACATTTTATGTTTCTGATGCTTCGATGAGTGGAACTCTCCTACAACTTTCCACTACAATCAACGGTACTTGGGGTATTGATGGTCTTTCTGGAACTTCAGACGACGGCATTGAATATACTGCAGGCAAAACCGTAAATGGAACTGCAGGAAATGCTGGTGCATATGTACGTTATGATATGTCACAGAATGGTGGTGGAACCGCAACCTATTACTACTTCGATGCAAACGATGGAAATCTTGGTGGGGGTAGTCAGGTTGTCAACTTATCGGTTGATTATTCGTATGATTCAATTTATGTTTATGATGTAGTAGGAACCTGGACAAACTCTTCAGATTCAATCACTCTCGGTCAAACCACATTTACTCTCGATAGTCAGAGTGGATCTAAATGGGCATATGTTCAGTCTTCTTCTGGAACTAACCTAAAAGTTACCACTGGTGCTGGATCTGCTGCATTTGCTGCTACGGATACATTCTATGATGTTCCTGTATATGGCGGAGATAGATCACTAGTTACTGTGAGTGCTGTTGCTGTATCTGCTACAGATATTGAAGCACAGGATTGGATTGTATATGGAAAAAGTATTACTGCAGATACAAGACTTACTTCTCTTGTAATTGGTCCTGGACAAGCGTTGATTGTTTATGCAGCAACGCAAAATATTATGTTTGATTTTAGTGGATTCCAAGACGCATCCACTGATATTACACTAAGAAGCTACGACGCATCTGCTGGTCCTCAAGCAGGCGGTGCTAGTGGCGGCTGATAAATAACACAGAAGGATAGTAGATAACCAATGTCACTAACAAGACTCAAGAATATTATTACGTCCAGAACTGGACGTATTATCTACGTCAACCCAGACGATTTTGATGCATCGGATTCGATTGACAACAGAGGAAACTCATCTCTAAGACCATTCAAGACTCTTCAGAGGGCATTTCTTGAGGTGGCACGATTCTCGTATCGAGTTGGTCTTTCTAACGACGAATTTGATGCATTTTCAATTTATCTATATCCTTCTGAATATGTCATTGACAACAGACCAGGTGAAGTTCTATATACAAACGTAGCACCAATTGATTCTAACTCAAACTTAGATATCACTTCACCAAACAACGTACTTTATAAGTACAATTCTGTAGAAGGGGGAGTTATCGTACCCAGAGGTTGTTCTATCGTTGGTTCTGACTTGAGAAGAACCAAGATTATTCCCAAGTACGTACCATATCCAACTATCTACGCAGCAAAAAATATCAATACCGAAGAGCAATCGCCAAAACCATGTAACATTTTTAGCGTTACTGGTGGTTGCTATTTCTGGCAGTTTTCTTTCTTTGATGGTGATACTACTGGTGTATATTTTAGACCAGACTCTACAGAAACAATTCAACCATCATATTCGCACCATAAACTAACAGCATTTGGATTTGCTGATGGTGTAAATACACTTGCAGATCTTATTGCCGCTGACAGAGTTCCAAACAGCGACTATTCTGCAGTTGCTAATATTCTAGACAGAACAGATCTAGATATTTACTATCAAAAAGTATCAAAAGCATTTGCTACAATTCCTGATACATCTGGCGATCCTGCAACTGACCAGATTCAGGCAAGAGTTGAGGAAAACAGAATCGTTGGTCCTATCTCTGACGAATATCGTGTTCTCCAGATTACTCGTAACGGTCAGACTGCAACTGCTGTTACTGTTGATGAATTCGGACAACCAAGAGATCATGGATTCTCTGTTGGTGTAAACGTCAACATCAGTGGTGTAACTGGATCTCAGGGAACCGCACCAGAACTTGATGCATCTCTCTACAACGGATCATTCCAAGTTACATCTGCGTCTGGAAATACTTTCACTTATCAGATGGGTGGAGAACCAACTGGAACTGCAACTGGTACAAACATTGTCGTAAAAGTTGAGATCGATACAGTTGACTCTGCATCGCCATACATGTTCAACCTATCCCTGAGATCTACCTGGGGTATGAATGGTATGCACGCTGATGGTAGCAAAGCAACTGGTTTCAAATCGATGGTTGTTGCACAGTTTACTGGTCTGTCACTACAGAAAGATGACCGTGCATTTGTAAGATTCGATGAATCAACTGGTAACTATCTCGCAGCAACTGCTGGTGATGGTGCTCACCTAGATGGTTTTGCTCGTTATAGAAAGGGGTGGGCACATACTCACGTTATGGCATCTAACGACGCATTCATTCAGGTCGTTTCGGTGTTCGCGGTTGGATATGGTGATCACTTTGCTGGATATGCTGGTGCTGACATGTCCATCACCAACTCTAACTCAAACTTTGGATCTGTTGCTCTGAGATCGAAAGGATTCAAACAGCAAGCATTTACGAAAGATAAGTCTGCAAAGATTACACATATTATTCCACCAAAGTCTCTCGCGGATGTTGATGAAGTTTCTATCAACTGGGTAAACGTTGACATTCAAAGAACAAAAACTGTCAATTCCCAGCTAGTCAACATTGGACAAGCAGCGGGTTCAAGACTTTATCTCTATGGTTATACTAACCTAGAATCTCCTCCAACTAATAAGATTCAGGGATATGTTGTTGGTGCTCGTCAAGATGGTGTTGGACAGTCTGCAATTCCAGATAAACTAAATTGTCTTCTAGTTTCTTCTGGAGCATCTGCTGCAACTATCAAGACAGCAAGAATCGTACCATATGGTCCTAGTGTATCTGTGACTTCTCCTGGAGATGCTGGTTCTCCAATTCAGTATGACTCTGGAACATATAATAATGCATTTGGAGGACAACCCGCTGGTTGGTATCTATCTACCGATTCAAATACCAACGATATCTATACTACTATTGTTACTAACAGTCAGTATAACAACGTAAACTTTACTCCAACCACATTCATCAAGCGTGTTCCTGACGCAAGAAACCTGGTTGACAGAACATATCGTGTACGTTTGCAGATTGATAAAGATCAACAACTGCCATTACCACGTTCTCCTATTTCTGGTTTCGTTGTACAGCCACTCAATACAGACTTGACCCGTTATTATCTAGATAGAACATTCTATATCTATGATATCGAGACCAAGCAAAAATTTGTTCGTGGTGAAACCGATGGTGTCTATTATATAACTCTACTTTGTGCATCCATTACACCACAAACTTCTAATTACGACGATAGAAGATTCTCTCAGAATATCAATGAAGTTTATCCATCATTTGATAGGGATAATCCTGTAGCAGATCCAGATGCAGCAGTTTCTGTTGCTGATATCAAGACTATTGGTCTGGTTTATGCCACGAATGGATCTACTCCAGCAGAAAATAATAAAGATGCTCAACTTTCTATCACAAAAGAAGCAATTCTATTCTTGCTTGCGGATACTGGATGGTCACAACCAGGCACAACACCAAACTGGGATTCTGTCAACAAGAGACTGTCAAATATTGTTCTGACTGCACGTCTCGGTGACGAAGAAACTCGCAAGATTCCTATCAGAATCGATGGAAATGGCAATGTCAATCCAATTCCTGTAGAACTGAGAAGACACTCTATTCTACGTTCTGGTAACCACACGTTTGAATACACTGGTTTCGGTCCTGGTAACTACTCGACTGCATTCCCTCAGACTCAAGTTGAAACTCTATCTGAAGATCAGATCAAGTTCTCGCAGTCTACGAAGGAAGATGCTGGTGTTGCATTCTACTCTGGTCTGAACTCTAATGGTGACCTATTCATCGGTAACCAGATCATCAACCCAGTTACGGGTCAGATCACCAATGAAGATATTGCACAGTTGAACGTTATTGGTGAAGAGAACACAACAATTCAGACATTCTCTGAACTGGTTCTGACTGATAAACTCACCGTAATTGGTGGTGCATCTAACCAGTTGGAATCTATCTTCGCTGGTCCTGTTACTTTCCAGAGTACACTATCATCCACAAATAATATTCTTGCAAAGAAACTTACTTATGTAAACCAAGATGGTACTGTTATCAAGCAGACGCTACTAGCACCTGAGAACGCACAGGGTCAACCAGATTTTTCAACGATCACTGGATATGACACTCCTGCTGATGGTGATCTAGTTTACAATATCAATTGGGCACCTGGTAAATCACTCGGTTGGATTTATTATAATCAGACTTGGAAAGAATTTGGACTAACAAATACTGGTTTCATTGACATTATCACACCTACAAGTGGAGCCTATAACGGAACCGAAACGATGGGTATTGGTGGAGCAGCTGCCACTGATCAACGCCTAAAAGTTTATGGTAATACGTACATTCAGGGTGATCTGACTGTAACTGGTCGTGGTGCAGTTTCTCCAAACAAGTACATTACTCGCACCTATAACGGAGATGGTGTAACGCAAACGTTCAACGTTTCTGCATATACTGGAGTTCAACATACATTTAGTTCTGTACTTGTGTATCTGAATGGTGTTGCTCAAGTAGGAGGAGTTGATTATACCATGAACTCAACTGGTACTTCGGTTCAGTTTGATCAGGGCGCAATTCCGTCAACAGGTGATGTTATTCATATCGTTGAAATGCCTATCTAAACAATAAATAGTAATATCAAGGATTTGGAAACATGGCAATCACAAAAATCAAAGGTAGTAATATTGCACAATCAACTGATGCAACTATTACTGCGTTGCGTTTTCTAAACACATCTGGAAATGCAGTTCTTCAGTTTCCTGTAGGTACTACAGCACAGAGACCTGCTGGAGCTATTGATGGAACTGTAAGATTCAACATTGACATCAATGCGGCAGAAATTAGAAGACCATCGGCTCCTGGACAATCATCTGATTGGTTTCCTCTCTCTGGTGGAGGACCATCAATCGGGGAAAAAAGTGTGATTAGAACTAATGCAAATACAATCGATGAGGATCTGACTGTTGGTCCAACTGGAACACAAATTGGACCAGAATATGCAAATGGAATGAGTGCTGGACCAATCACAATTTCATCTGGAAAGACAATCACTATTCAAAATGGTGCTTCATGGAGTATTAGATAATGACAAGTAGACTGCAAACAAGATATCTCGCAGGTCTTGATGCAGCTGCTACAGTAGATGGTGAAACTATACCAGCTTTTACAGTAAGCGTTGCAGATCCTTTGATTGTTGAGGGAAGTTTGGATTTATCTGGAACTGATAAACTCCAATTGCCACATGGTGCTCAGAATCAAAGACCCATAAAAGGGAGAAGAGTCGGTTCGTTATTCTTCAATGAAGATGAGCAGATCATTGAAACTTGGGATGGTACGAACTGGATTCAAACTGGAGCGGGAGGAACGACATTATTGACTTTGGGAACTGCTTCGAATCCAGCAACATCTGGTCAGCAGATTATGTACTATGGATTTGATAGTGGATATTATTATATCAGACCATCTGGAGAATCTACAACATATAGAATGTATGTTGATAATCGTAGATATGCTGGTGGATGGGTATGTGCTGTAGTTATTAGACGAGAGAGTTGCCAATCTCATATGACTAATGGTTCATATGGATTATACACTGATCAGGGAATCAATTATGGACCAGTGTATGATGCTCAAGTTACGATGAAAATGAGTGATACTTTCATTCAGAACCTAAGAAATAGTTCTACATATAGAGGACAAACACCAATTTGGTTGGAATCTGGTCATTGGACAAATAATTACGGTCCAAAGAATCAGTTTTTCCCATATGCTATGACATTTGATTTGTTGGGAAGTGCCAGTAACCAAAATGCTAGAACTACTATTGCTCTGAATTATGAAGGAGAATTCAACGACAGAAATCCCAACACAGGTACTAGAGGTATGGGGGATCACCATACATCTGGGGGTACTTATTTCGCTTATGGACGCCACCCTGAAGAGGGGAATAACTGTGGACTCAGAGAAGATACACTTGGACAAGCAAACGGATGGTTGTGGGTAAAGTAATATGAGTAGATTATACGTTGCTGAAATCGAGGGTGAAGATGGTGTTGGTCTCCTACAGACACAAGCAGGAACTACACTGAGAATTGCTGCAGAATTGGATGCTAGATGCTCCAATCAAGCAATGGTACTTCCAAAAATTACTAGTACTCAAAGAGACGCTTTAGTAGTTTATCCTGGTCTTTTGATCTGGAATACTACTAATGGTCGTGCAGAAGTGTGGGATGGTGGATCATGGACTGCGATAACAACCTCAGCAGTTCTTGCTCCTGGAATGGTTGCGAGTGGAGGAAATACTGTCTACACATATGAGGGGTGGAAAATTCATATGTTCACTGGTAATGGAACTTTTACTGTTACTACTGGTGGAAATTGTGAGGTTCTATTAGTCGGTGGCGGCGGCGGTGGTGGTGGTCGCGCTGGCGGTGGTGGTGGCGGTGGAGGGATCGTATATTACGGTTCTGAAGCTCCAAGATTGGGTATTTTTTATCCATTTACTCAAACTGGCAACTATACCGTAACAGTTGGATTTACTGGTAATGGTGGAGTTGGAACAAATGGAGGTGGTGCTAGAGGTACAAATGGTGGAAACAGTTCTATCGTTGGACCTGCAGGGTTCACTACTCTCACTGCTCTTGGCGGTGGGGGCGGTGGAGGTGCCGATGCAAACCAAACTGGTGCTGATGGTGGATGTGGCGGTGGCGGTGCTTATGGCGCTGCTGGAGGGGCATCTATACAAGCAACGTCTGCTTCTGGTGGATTTGGTGCTGCGGGTGGTGGAAGTACAGGAAACCCCACATATAACAATGGTGGCGGTGGTGGATCATTGATGGCAGGAGAACCTGGAACTGGATCATATACTGGTGCTCCTAGTAATGGTGGACAATCAGGTACTGCTGGTTCTGGTGGAACTGGATTGATGTATAGAATCAGTGGTGCGAATAAGTATTATGGTGGTGGCGGAGGAGGAGGTTCACACGATCCCGCCATGAATCAAGGATTTGGTGGACCTGGTGGCGGGGGTTTTGCGGGAGCACCTGGAGGAAAAAATAGTGGAGAATCTGGTGATGCAAACACTGGTGGTGGAGGTGGTGGAGGATCAACCAACTCTGCAGATGGTGGTGCTGGAGGTGCAGGTGGAACTGGAATCGTAATCATTCGATATAAAGTATAAGGAACGTATCATGTCAAAAGTAAAAGTATCTAAAATTTACGGAACTGGGGACAGAGGTTATACGATAAATGTTCCTACAAATACCAATGCACTTTTTGCTGGAACATTAGATGTTCAGAATAATGCTCCGATTAGTATTCCTTCTGGCACAACAGCACAAAGACCTTCTCAACCCATTGTTGGTATGATTAGGTATAACACATCTTTGCAAGGAACTGAGGTATATACAGGTACATCCTGGGACTTGATTGGTTTGACATTTACTGGAGGTACAACAACTTTAGGAGCAACTGCTGAGAATGCTGCTCCATCTGCACTTGCGATCAAGAGAGAAAATCCAAATGCTCCAGATGGTATTTACTGGATCAAACCAACTGGAACGGGATCTTCATCATTTGCTGCTACACAAGTTTATTGTGATATGACCACTGATGGTGGTGGATGGATGTTGGTTGCATATGCAGGAACTATCAATACCAATAAAACAAATACAGTTGGTGGTAATTATCTACCACTATTCAATACATATGGTACTATTTCTGCAACTGCAAGAACAAATAGAACTGCATTTTCTAGAATGGATTTTGCAAAAGCAATCGATGGTGCAAGCAATACCAGTCAGATGATGGCAAGAAGAACTGATAACCCAAATAAAATCTTCATTTGGGAAATCTCAGAGATCTCTAGATTTGATACGACAGATCAAAATAACTGGACATTTCCTAACAATGGAACTGGAACGGTAATTCGTAAATGTAGAATGAGTAAGCAGGGAAGAGCTGGACTAATATCAAGAGATTATATTGCTGGTGAAGCAGATCGTGTACGATATGAAAATGGTCCATCATATCCTGGAATTGCATGGGCATCATCATTCAATGAGAACAGCGATAACTATGGTTCTTTTGAGAGATATTTGAATCGTCGCTCTATTTTGTATTGGGAAACAAATGAAAGTGGATACCAAGGAGATCAATGGTTCCATGGTGATCCTTTATATCTAGAAGGATGTCGTGGTCCAGACAATAAAGTTCAGGATATCGAATTCTACTTCAGGGAAGAAGACGCTCCATTTGCATAAATAAACAAGAAGAGGTAACTATAGTAAATGTCAAGACTAAACGTTGATAGAATCTCGGGTCTAACTGCTGGATCGGGTGCTCCTGAACTAGCTATTGACAGCAGTGGTCGTTTCAATTTCGATAGTGGAACACTATACGTTGATTCTACCAATGATAGAATTGGCGTAAAAACCACAACTCCATCCAGTTCATTGGACCTATCTAATGCAACTGATGCTGTTATTCTACCCAGAGGAACAGATGCCCAGAGACCTGGTACTCCAGTTCAGGGTATGCTTAGATACAATACTTCGACTGGTAAAGTAGAAGTATATGACGCCACAGCAGCATGGGCAGATGTTGGTGGCGGTATTCCAGAAATGAATGATGACACAGCAGGTTCTGTCTTGCGTTGTCGTCGTAAATCTGGAGTTGCATATGATAATGATAATATTAGAAACAATGATTCATATGAAGCATACTGGACTCATGATCTAGATTCTAACTATAGACTTGAGAACCCAACTCAGTGGCCGTTTAGATATATTATCAATAGAGGATACACTATTGGTGGATATAAAGATGCTTCTCCATATAGAAATGGAAACCGCACTACTCATCCAAATGACGTAACACTTTCTCTTGGAGACGTTATTGATAGATCTGCAGCATATATTGGCGGATCTATGAATGGCGTCAATATCTTTGTGTATAACTGTGCTAACGGTTGGTTGCCTGCTGTAACAAACACCTGCTCATATAGCATGGTTACAGAGACAAATCGTGGCCAGAATGGAAACTGGAATACTCTAACTTCTAGATCATATTCTGGTGCATGGATTGATTTTCTAGGCAATAGCTGGTACACAAATAGTGGTAGAAACAGAGCATATATTACTTCTGGTAATGGAAACACCGATAGACATGATCTCAATACTGAGGTAATGCTATCCCAAGTAGGTGGTTCAATTTCAGCAGTTGCACATGCTGAAGGAGAATATTATGCATGGGTATCAAGTGGACAATACCGATTTGAATTTTCCACAGAATCATATACTAACTGGTCTAACTATTCTCCAGCACCAGGATGCGATGGATATAACAAGCATCTAAGAACTAGAATTGGGATGTTCTATTGTTCTGAAGGTGGTAATACATCAAGAGGTATAACAAAACGAAGAGATAGTGATGCAGCAATTCTGAGATCTGGACTCAATAAACCTGAGAATGGCGGAGAAGAAAATCTTCATACTGGTATGAATAAAGGATATTGTATCTCTAACTACAACGGGGCACAGAATAATAACTCTTGGATTTATTACTACTACGTTGACTCGATTCTTTTTGCTGATGCTACTATCACATATAGAAAAGGTATTCCAGGATCGTCTTCTGGAGTTGGTAGAGAAGGTGGAGACATGATCGGTGCTGGTGTTCAACCACGTTCGTTCATGACCTACACTGGGTCTGGTTATCAAGATCCATATACAGCAGGTACTGCTCTTTCGGATGGTACTGGTGCTTATGGTGGTTTTGGTTCTTACTAATAGGAAATAACAATGGATCGTACATATTTTCTCGCAAAAGCAGGTTCTTGGATGAACTCCATGCCACAAGAATTCATCAACTATGGGGGTTCTCTAGGATGGTTGGCATGTTCTTTGGCAGCAGAGAATTTTATTCTATTTGAAGACGTATATTCAACCAGCACCTTGTCGTCAAGATATTATCTTCTCAATGAATTAGTTGCATCGAAAGGATTTAGATCGTTCGGTGAAGTTAGAGAGACTATCAAACTTCTTAGCACAGATCTTGGTGATGGTAAAGTATTGCAAAATACTGCTACTGGAGATGCTGAGGTAGATGACGACTTTGAACTCAAAACTTCATTTACAAATGAAACTCTATCTTGGGACTCGGAGAATCAAGAATTAGTAGTAACTCCAGCAGAAACATATACTCCAGAGAAAGTTGCAATTGCTTTCGATACACAACGACATGATGCTGCTGTTCTAGCAATGAAAGCAGTGGCGAAAGCAGTTATTGAAGAAGAATTTGATAAGCGTTTTAGAAAACTAGATCTAAGTTGCACCATCGAAGAAGCAACATTCCCATATCAGTATGAAGATGCTGTAGCATATAAAGCAGATCCAAGTGGTGAATATCCATTCCTATCAGCACTTGCGGAAGCAAGGGACTTGACAGTGGATGAAATTGCGACTAAAATCATCACTGCAAGGGATCAGCACAAAGTTAGAGCTACTAAACTTCTCACTGATATGAATAAAGTGAAACAAGCATATAAAGTTCTAACTACAACTGCTGATATGAATCGTTTCTATGAGGACTATCTTGGTATTCAGATGCCGTTCATTCAAGCAATTGAAGAAGGAAGAATTGTGCTCAAAGAAGACGGTTCAGAAATCCGAACAGTTGAGGTGAAGACAGGTCTTCAGTTCTAATCTACATAATACAGTATAATGATTTACTATGACACTATCGAAGGAACAGATTCTTGATTACTCTGTCAAATATGCAAGTGGTCAGACAAAGTATCAAAATGAGGTCTTTGTTGGTCACAGTCATGTAACTAAATATCGTCAAGTTCGTCAAGCATTGCTAGAACTTGAGAATAGAACTCACTCTCTCAAGAAGATTGAGTTTGAAATTGAACGTGAAAAAGTTCATCAGAAATATATTGAAAAGAGACTTGAAGAATGTACTGATGAGTATGAGCGTGAACTTCTAGAAATCGATCATAAAGATAAAGTTATTGACATTGAAATTGCTGAGCGTAAGTATAAGCGTCAGCTGAAAGAATCTGACCATTTCATTCAACAAGTTCAAGAGGCATGTGAGACTGAAGAAGATCTCCTGCGATATTGGAATGATGATGAAGAAGAAGAGCGTAAGTATTGGATTGCTCGTATGGGTAAACAGGCAGCACTTGACATCATGTCCTTTGGACGTATTAGTGTTGGTAATCTAGATTCCATCTCAATGATGCCTGAAGAAGACCAACTCAAAGCATTGTCTGTTGGATTCCAATATAGCAATCTACTTGGTGCTCAACTACAAAAGATTGAGAGAGCACTTGCTCCTGCTGCAAATAAACTACTGAGAGATCCTAATAATTTCCGTCTGCCAACGTGGGATGGAATTGAAGAGACACTAAATGTACCACTGCATGAGATGTTTAGCGGTGGAGACAATCCTATTACTGCTATGCTAGAGGGTAGTTCTGAAGAAGAATGAGTTACTTTTATTATGATGGTCCCAATGCACCTATGGAACCACATGTACACAAGATTTTTCCATCTTGTCTATTTGAATTTCCATGCTTTGTAGATAATCAGGATGATATCATTTCTGATCTGAGATCTAGATGGGATACAAGAGAAATTATTCCTGAACTTGCCCACATGAATTTCTATACAGAGGATACTTTAGATAAACATCCTCTGTATAGTAAACTGTGCGCGAAGTTACTAGTTGCTGTTCGCAGTGTCTGGAAGTGCTATGGATACACAGATATTGACCCATATATCGTTTGTATGTGGGCAAACTCTCTAGGTAAAAACGCATCAATTCAACTACATTCTCATAGCAATTCATTTTTCTCTGGAGTGTGGTATCCTGATGATGTAGAGATCGATCACACCGATAATGGTGGTTGCCTCAAGTTTGTGGATCCAGTAAAAAGACACTTTGTGATGCCAAAAGTATCTGCATCTAATGAACTCAATCTGGGCGAAGTTATCGTTAGACCAAAGAAAGGTACTCTATTGATCTTCCCATCCTGGTTAGAACATGGTACAATACCTAATAGGAATATTACAGACCCAAGATTTAGTGTTTCGTTCAATTTCTGGATGAAAGGTGAATTGGGTAATGACCATTCTCTCAATCGCTTGAATTTCTAATGAAAGATATTATGGAAGTATTTCCCACTGCCATTGGGAAATATAAAATGCCTCAAAATGGTATTGATGATGTCAAACAAAAATGTTTTGATGTTCTAAACCAATACAATGATGATGTTCACAAAAAGACTAATAAATCATCGATTGAACTAGAACATTACTTCAACAAAAGTGGACAAAATCTATTTTCTACTGGATTGTTTGATAAGTTTGAAGAATGGATCAAACAGTGTTCATTAGATTATATCAATGACATTCTTGGTTATAAATGTGATAGTGTAATCATCACAGATTGTTGGTTGAACAAGTGTGATACTGGTGGATATCAGTTTATGCATGTTCATAGCAATTCGTATATTTCTGGAACTTACTTTGTAAACTTTATTCGTGGAAAGCATCCACATCTAGCATTTCAAAGTAGAGATGCAATTCCTGGGGCATCGTGTAAACCATACATCGAAATTCCAGAACTGAAACAAACAAAATATAACTCTGGTGGTGCTATTATAGATCATGATGAAGGAGATCTATTGCTATGGGAATCTAATCTAGTGCATGGGTATGAAGAAAACTATGCAGATAATAGGATTAGCATCTCATTCAATGTTCTTCCAGAAGTATTTGAAACCAGAGGATCATACTCATTCAAGGTAACTAGACATGACACTAAATTGGATTGATGAAGAGAAATTCCTGAAAGCAGTTCAGATCAACCCAGACACCCAACTGGTTGATGTGAATATTGATGGAATGAATTCTTTCAAAATGTACAGAGACTTTTTGAAAGAACCAGATTTGTTTGTAGAGATTATGGAACAATTTCCTGTCATCTCTACACAATGGAGAAAAACTGGTGGATTTGCTCCTGGATGGCGTCAAGAAGTTCCACCCTGGGCAGCAGCAACTATTGTTGAAAGAATTCGTGAAGATGTAGACTTTATGCCAGTTAGAGTATTCAATAATATTTTTACTGGAGATATGCCTATGCTAAATGGATCTCATCTTCCTCATGCTGACGTATTTACTGATCCTGAAGGTGGATTGAATGTAATCAATTTTGTATTCAATCTATGGATGTCCCATGGAATTGGTGGAACAGCATTTTGGAAGTGGAGGGATAAAAAATATGTTACTGAGTTGTCACTAGAAGAGTATGAAGAACTCTTCTCTGAAGGAGAAAACATAGTTGTACCATGGGAGAACTTTCGTGGTAATGAAGATTGGAAACTTGACACAGTTGCTCCAATTGAATATAATAGTTGCCTAATCTATGATGGTGGATACTTCCATTCACCGTTTATTCCAGAAGAATCATTCTTGGACGAGCATAGATATTCATTAGTCGGGATGGGGATGCGTGTTCCAAATGCAGAATGACAACATTTATACGGTCTTTCATCAGGAAAATGACCCATTGACTCCGTTTGCAATTAGTTATTCCATCAAAGTATGGAATGAAGAGATCCTCACTGTAGAAGAAAGTAAGGATCTTACAGCACACATTCTTTCATTGGAGGGTGATTTTATTGCACAGAATCCTCAGTATAAAGATGATGGTGGAACTGGACTTGGAGAATATTCCCTAACTGCAAAGTTTCAAGCATATAATGCACTACAGTGGGATCACCCAGTTTGTGAAAAAATCAAGCAGAAACTTCGTGAGGGCGTTGATAAAATGTGTCCAGATCTCAATGAAAAAGTATATGCAAAGATGTGGGCAAATGTTCTCAGATCACGTCAAGCAATGAAACCTCATCAACATGCTTGTGATGAATATAGTTTTCTATCAGCAAATCTGACGTTGCAAGCATGGGATACTCAAACGGTTTATCAGAATCCATATGGTTTAGATAGTATTTCATTTGATAACAAACCTGGATGGATCACTATGTTTCCAGAATATCTAATTCATTGGACAACAATGCACATGAATCCAGTACCGAGGGTAACATTGGGTATTGATTTGCTAACAGAGACCGCTCTAGAACCAGAACATCTTGCTAAACTAGTGGAGATCTAATCATGTATGACCTTGACGACTTTGAAAAAGCACTTGCCCACTTTGGCACACGAGTTGATATTATCATCGCCCTCGAACTTGGTGACAAGATTGATTCGGAAACTGCTTATAAGAGAATCAAAGATGAACTCAAAGACCTCAAACGAGTTCGGAAAAAGCACAACAAGACAGTGCAGCAAATGCTCACAGAGTAAACCCCTTGACAGCGATCACTACCAGGTGGTAAGATACTTTCGTACTGGATTCTCCTATTACTGCAATGAGTGCAACAAACCCAAACCAAGAACTGATTGACAAACTGAAGAATGCCTACAAAACATGTTTTGATTGCGGTAAAAAGTATGGTGTTTATTCTGTAGGTTGTTCTTCTGTTTATGAGTCAAAATGTGATGTGTGTGAGCAAATCAAACCTATCACAGAAGCACGGGACTTTGGTTATTTTATCACTGGCATTCGTAAACTCTCTCAACAAAATCCATGACATTATTTCAATTTAGACATAGACAAGATTGGGGTAATGACTGGTATATCCAGATCATCAATACTGGAAGACATTTCCCTAGACCATTTAGAAAGAAATCATTACTGCAGATATCATTGTCGTGGAATGATGATGCCTGTTGGCCATATCTACAGATCAATTCTGGTGGTGGTACATTGTTTGGTCTGATCTTGTGGGTGTATAAGTTTGGATTTGATATTGATATTTGGAGTAGGACCTGGACCTGGGAACACTTGAGGAAAGTAGATGAAGAACAAACTGAACTGGTTTGAGTATTACTTTGGGCATTGTTTCCAGACTGGATGGAGAGAGATCTGGAACAACTTCAAGATGTGGAGAGATCTCATCAGTGGAAACTATGAGAACTATGCTCTATTGAAAGATGATGATCCTTATGAAGAATGTTATCAATGGTTCTGGACTTCCATCAATCTTGATGAGACTTATCCAAAAGAGTTTCTAGAATACTTGATGGAATTGTGTGATAAGATTGATCGTGGCGAAGAGAAACTGATCCCAGTCACTCTAGATATGCTGGACGATCTTGAAAGTGTCCTAGGAGACGATGAGACCGATTCTGATGTGCTATAATACATAGGTAAAAACAAACGCCATGAAACGCTCCCTACTGCTCCTAGGTGCCCTATTTCTACCACTACCTGCACATGCAATTACTTGGAAAGAGTTTTGGGAACCATTCACCGAACCAGTGTATGTTTATCCAGAACCACCTAGGGTATATCGTCGCCCAGTAGATTACTGTAGAGTAAGAGTAGTTCGTGAGGAATATGTTCCTGGATACTATATCAATAGATGGAACTACAGAGACGGATATGTGCGACGTTGGTATGAGACTGAGTTTGTTCCTTGTGATAGACGATGAGAAAAGTAACAGTCAAACCAAAGAGTAGTAAAGCAAAGAATCGTCTTGCTAATTCTATGGATGGAAATCCTGTTTGTATTGTAGAACAGGATACTGGTGGTGAGTTGTTCCTTGCTGCTGAGAATCGCAAATACTTTTTCTGGGTAAGCACTAGGACTGGCACAAATCGTTTCGGTGACAAATCTGATGCACACTGGGAGGTGGTCGATCATGCTTAGTTTCTTTATTGCTAGTGTTGTTAGTGTCTCTCCTATGATGGAAGAAGCAGTCAATCGTATGTGTGCTCGCAATGTTGGTATCCCATATGCTAGTGATAATTTCACTGAGCAAGAATGGCAGCAGTTTCAACTCTGCCGTGATATAATGCACGATAGTTTAGAGAGGAGTGGTCTTGACGTATGAAACCTAAGTTTCGTGAAGTATTGGAGATGGCAATCACAGAAGGTGTCCAGTATGGATACAGACGTGCTCACAAACACGTTGAAAATCCTACCGAGGGTGCTATAATTGATAGCATCTGTAGTAATGTCATGGATTGTATTTACGAATGGTTCGACTTTGAGGAAAATGGATGAAACTCCTTGATTATGCACACTACGAAGACTTTGGACACGAATGGTATTTCCAACTACTTTTAGCATATCCAAACTTCGCATTGATGGATGTTTGTATTCAGTGGGATGAATATCCAGCAACAGAAATATTCCCAATGCTGCTGATTAGCTTCGGTAGTCGCTCAGTCACAGGATTCTCATTTCGCTGGAAGTGGTTTGAAATACGATGTGATTTTCTCACATCTGCACCACGCAATCTAAACAGTTACAGAGAAGGAAGAACCGTTTATTACACACTAACTAAAAATGACCCTAATTGACACTCTAAATCACTACATTCGAGAAGTTGAAGCAGATCTAGAAGGTCTTTCACTTGAAATTCGTGAAGAAACTAACTTCGAAGACAACAGTTTGGATTGGTTGTCTGAGCAGTATGATATAGTGGAACAACATCGAGAAAACTTAGAAAAGATCAAATCTATTATTCAAATTATGGAGATTGACGAATGAACGACCGAACTAAACCTGAT